CACCAGTCACTGACGCTTCGGCGCGCAACGATCGGTGACTACGTACTGCTGCGCGTGAAACAGGAGGATGTCGAGGAGGATTTCACTCCGGAAGGGATCGCGGACTTCCTCATCGGCTTCACTCAGGACGAGTCCGGAAGCTTCATCACGGCGGGCGTGTTCACCGTTGCTGTGGTGGAGGATCTCGGCGAGGACGGCTACATCCTGGAGGGCTTCATGACTCAGGTCTACAGGCACGGCCTGGCGTTCCCGCGTCCGCATGACAAGCTCATGTTCAACGCGGACATCGACCCGAGCCAACTCCACCAGTCGTTCCACAATCTCATGGGAGGTACACAGTGAGCGGAGCGATCCCGCATCCGGCAGGCCCGGACAAGCAGATGAAGATCGATAAGGTTCGCCTCATCAACGGCGACGGGTCGGTCGTGGAAGAGGTCAACGGCGAGGACCTGGAGAGCATCTTCAACCAGGGCCCGTTCTTGAACATCCTCAGGACCGACGGTACGATGCTGATGACGTTCGGCGTGGCCCTGGTCGCGGATGCTCATGAAGAGGTAGCCCCGCCTCCGATCGAGACCCCGGAAACGAAGATCGTGAAACCATGAGCCTGACTCGCAAGCAGTTCGATGAGCAGGTCTGGCCGGCGATCACGGAACACATCGACTTCCCCGAGGAAGCGAAGACGAAGGAGATGGCTTGGTTGTTCCTCGAGCAGCTCGAGCTATTCTCCAGGAAGCAACACGACTACAGCTCGCTGAACGTCCTGATTGGCGGAGAGGAAGGAATCTTCGTCCGACTCGCCGACAAGTTTTCGCGCTTGGTCTCGCACTTCCGACAGGGGCGCAAGCTCAAGTGTGAGAACATCGAAGACACCTGGGCGGATATCGCCGTCTACTGTACAATGGCTCGCCTTCTCCGGGCGGGGAAATGGCGGGCCACCGAGGGGGAGCTCCGGGCCTGGGGAATCTTGCAGAAGGAGGCCGAATGATCGGTGATGTCAACATCCAGCCGTTGGCTGTCGAGAACCTGTTGGAGGACTCGCACGAGAACATCAGCAGAATGATCGGAGACATGACTCGGATCGGAGCTTACCCGTGGGTGCTCACGTTACTCGTTTCGCTCGCCGGGAAGTGGAGTTACTCGGTCATCTTCGACGAGGATGATGCGGATCGCTTCCGAGTGGAAGCCTACCCGCTCGGCCTGTCGACCGAGGAGACTCGCGAACTGCGCTGCACGTTCCGCGGCGCCGTCGACCGACAGATCCCTTCGCTCCGCTTCCTTACCAAAGGAATGGGCGCGCGAGGGGGCACGGAAAGCTACCCGTACTACCCGGGCGTGCCTCCGGTGGAGTTCATCCACGAGGTCAACGAGGCAGCGAAGCGCCGAGAGTTTCCGGCGCCGTTCCAGCCAATTGACGAGCTTCAACAGATCCTCCGAGCGAGGGTTTCTGCTACCGTCCTGGCGGACCGACTCGGCCAACTAGCCTTGGCAAGGGCGCTTGGCCAATCGGTTGAAGAAAGCTGAGAGCAGCAGCAGTTCTGTGGTATAATGCCGGTACAAAGGAGGGCATCCTACATGAAGAAAACACAACGAGCAATCGACTCTTCATCCGCCCTCCGCCGACACGGGGGCAAAACCCCACAACCTAACGAGGGCGCTTCAGGCGCTACAGAAGGAGGTCAGCACAATGGCTGACAGCAAGAAGAAGAGTACCGCGAAGAAGCCCGCAGCGAAGAAGCCTGCGGCCAAGAAGCCGGCGGCGAAGAAGCCGACGACCAAGAAGGCTGCGTCGAAGAAGACGACCGCCAAGAAGTCCGCTTCCAAGAAGCGAACGCGCAAGCCCCGAGAGCCCTACACGGGTCCCGGCCTGATCACGAAGAAGAAGTGCCGAGCACTTCTCTCCGGCAAGGGCTGGCGCATGGCCCGGGCTCTCCGCCTCGCGCTGGACACCTTGGTCCAGGAGCTTCTGCTTGAAGCCGGTGCGGTGACCACGAAGCGCAAGCAGTCCACGGTGACCCCGGCGGACCTCGAAGCTGCGCTCCTCAAGATCGCGGATCGCCACGCTCCTGAGGAAGAGGAAGAAGAGGAGCTCGAGGACGAAGACGAGCTCGAGGATGACGACGACGAAGACGACGAGGACGACTTCGACGACGACGAAGACGAGGATGAGGACGAGGATGAGTAGCCGCCTCGTCAAGATCGTGAGGAGGGAGGGCTCCGGCCCTCTCTCCATTGTCGGCTATGAGGATGGCGCCAAGGTTCAAGACGCCATCGAAACTCAGTCTCCCGCCGAGGCACTCCTCCAGGCTGCGGACTTCTTGGGTGTGGCGGATCAGGTCACCATCCCGAACGAGGAGGGCGAAGCCCCCACTGCCCCTGAGGAAGAACCAGCGACGCCTGAGGAGGAGCTCGACGACTCGGCCGAGGACTCCGAGGAGGAGGACTCCGAGGAGACCACCGAAGACGAGGAATCCACAGAGGACGAGGACGAGGAATCATCCGAGGAGGATGAGGACGAGTCCGAGGACGATGAGGACGACGAGTCCGAGGAGGAGGATGAAGACTAGGCATTTCCTCGATGCCGTGCTTCATGGGGCGGGCTGGGCGCATTTCCCGGCCCGTCTCCCTTCCACGTACTGGCGTGAGTATTCCATTGAATGGCCAACCGACTGGGTTACCCTTCGAGACAGGATGCGCTTGGAAGTCGAGATGGAACACGATCTCTACTTCTGCCCGCTCCTCTTCAAGAACCGACGCCGGCTGATCCCCAACGTACAACCGGCAAGCATCGCCTTCGCGGATTGTGACGAGGCCCCCCTGCCGTTCGATCCCGAACCCACTATCCTCGTGGAGAGCAGTCCAGGCCGTCACCACGCGTACTGGTTGCTGTCTGGTGAGGTATCACCCGCTCGGGTCGCGGGCATCAACAAGCATCTCGCCGACCTGAATGGCTTCGACCCCGGCGGGTGGGATCTCACTCAAGTACTGAGGGTGCCCGGATCGCGGAACTTCAAGTACGATCCGGCGCCGAAGGTTCGTGTCGTGGATGCTGACCTCGATCGCGTGTACGACCCGAGAGATTTCCCTGGAACTGACGAAAACGTAGTGCTGCTCAGGCGTAAGGCCCCTGTGCTCAGTGAGTCTGTCTATCGAGCACTGATCAAAGACGCAAGGAATCGCCTGAACGGCCGAGGGAAGCACCTCCTGCGAGCGGAACCGCACATGATCGACGATCGGTCCGCGCGTATCTGGGAGTTGGAGAAACTACTGGCGCTGGCGGGCTTCACAGCCCTCGAGATCTACAACCTCGTGCGGAACACACCGATGGCCCGGTCGAAGTACGAGGGGCGGAGTGATGGAGAGCTTAGGCTATGGCAGGAAGCAAACAAGGCAATGGCAAGGTACTCACCGGACTTAGAGTCCATCTGATCAGCGACCCGACCCAGAAGGGTATGATCATGAGCCATGCTACCCTGGAGAAATTCAAGCGCGGTCCTCGCTGGAAACAGTACCGAGACCTGGTTGCTGTATTATGGGACTGCCCAGAAGCTGGACAGGACGGGACGATCGCTAAGGTCACGTTCGAGAAGATGAGGAACTTAGCCGTGGAGGGCAAAGATGCACAATCAGGAACGAGAGGCGGCAAGGGAGCAAGCACTACTTGATGGGCTGTATTCTCTAGAAGACGTGATGACCGGAGAGTTCCAGCCCCCCGAATGGCTCGTGCACAACATGTGGCAGAAGGGAGCCTACGGGCTTGTGTCGGCGCCGCCGAAGTCATTCAAGTCGATCCTCATGATGGACTTGGCTGTCTCCGTCGCCTCGAACACTCCGTTCCTCGGGGCCTTCACCACACTTAGCGACGGGCCCGTACTCGTTGTGGCGCGGGAGGATACGATCGAGAGCTTGAAGACGCGAGTCTCCAAGGTCCTAGCGAGTCGCGGTCTTCTCGGCAAGATCAGGCACACTGATGCAGGCATCATATTCGAGCCCGAGAGGCGACCGCCGATCTGGTTCTATACTGGGCCGCTAGACCTTGGGCGCGAAAAGGACCAGATGTTTATGGAGCGGGTTCTTTCGCAAGAGATCGGTGATCCCGCGCTGGTAATCTTCGACCCCTGGTACCGACTCTTCCCGACAGTGAACTTCAACGAGGCACGCGAGGTTCAGCCCGCGTTGGACTGGTTGAGTTGGCTTGCTCGTTCTCAGGATACCGCTCTAGTCCTAGTCCACCACACTAAGAAGGCGAAGGATGACGGGCGAGACGGAGCGAAGACATTAGGAACCATCATCTTCTGGGGGTGGGTCGAGAACGCGCTGTACATCAAGCGACCCGACGGTCGAGTCGACAATGTGGAGATTGCTCGAGATTTCCGCTCGGTCAACTCCTCTAGCCTCGTGGAGGCGCACCTCAGGCTCGGTTCTACCTTCAGCCTGGATTACGAGGTGAAGGTGCCGAAGGGGCCAGCTTCGGAGCGACAGCTCGGGATGGGGATGCGGAAGAATCTCAACCGAGAGGAACTCGGGTACTACCTGAACATTCCCGACACTCAACTAGATCGGTTCCTAGAGACACATGGCGTAACGCTGTAGGCAGGGGCGGTACAGGATGACGAGACAACCGGAATTTGTAACACTCCAAAACGTGACGAGCATCACCTCTGCAGCTGTTTACGCCGAAGGTGGTTCGTGGTAGAATGAGAGTATCTAACATAAGGAGGTTGAGCAAATGGCTACAACCACCAAACGAGAACGGCGAATCAATCGGGAACTGGGCAGGGTTCGACTCTACCTGAGCAACGGGGAACTCCCCATTGACGGGCTGGCCACTCCGAAGACGACCTTCGGCGGCGACAAGAAGAAGCTGAACCTCTTCACCGGGTCCGATCACTTCCGAGTGAGCGACCCCAACGCAGGCATCGTCCAGAAGGTCGAGTTCTCCGACTCCGAGACCCGCTCCTACGCGGAGCTGGTAACCTTCCGGACGGCGTTCCGACTCTCCTTCGGCGAAGACGAGTACGCGAAGATGCGGAAGGCCACGAGGGGGAGCTAACGTGACGCAACCGACTCACGAGCAAATCCGAGCGGGGGTGGTCCGAGACTCAATGGACCACCTCCTCGGGGATATCCACGAATGGGAGGAGGGGCTGGCCGACCTGGACGAGTTCCAAGAGGATCAGCTCATCGTCTTACGAGCGGAGGTCATCAAGGTCCGGACTCTGATCATTAGCATCCGTGATCGAGCAGATGAAGCAGCGAGGAGGGGTGTTTGAGATGGCAGTCAAGCAACGGCTTTGTATCGCCTGTAAGGGTACAGGGAGGAGACGGAGAAGAACATCCATCGAGGATTGCCCGAAGTGCAAGGGAACTGGTCTTCGTCCCAAAGGTCACAAGCCCTTCAAGCCGAGGTGGAAGGCCAGAGAAGGAGGTTGAACACATGGCCCGTACAGCACCAGAGGACCGGAAGCAGTTCTTTGCTCAGCTCCACTCGATCGCATCGCGCATCGAGGAGCTCCGGTCTGTGACTATCCAGGAGCTGAACTATCAGGCGCAACAGGTAATGCGACAGGCTGGAGAACCCGAGCTCTCCACCTTCGTCAGTGAACCCGACGACCTCATCGCGTACATCGTCGGCAACGAGTTCTCGGGAGTAGCACTTGCCCGATGGGGCATGATCCGCACCAAGGGAGGTTGAATCGTATGGCCAAGACCGAAGCACAACTACTCGCAGGGCGAGTCAGGAAGGTGGCGCGGAAGGCGCTAGCAAAGGACATCATCTCCACGGCTATCAGCACGGTGGTAGACCCGGAGACCCAACATCTCATCATCACCTGTGGTTCAGCGAAGGAAGCGAAGAAGCTGTACGCGTTCATGGAGAAGCAGGAGCTCTGGTGTGAGGGAGCCGTCCCCGCACCCACCGAAGCCAAGGGGATCGAGCTCTGGCTCCCCGAGGGGCCACCCCCGCCGAGCAAGCGGGAGCGGAAGAAGAAGGCTGAGCCCGAGGCTCCCGCCGACGAACATCCCCAGCAGCCCCTCCCCGAGGAGGAGGAAGAGGGCATCGCCTATCGCAAGGTCGTCGTCTCCCGCCCAGGGGACGGTCACATCATCCACAAGATGGGCATCCTCAAGATCGACCTAGAGACCCACCACATTCTCGAAGCGCACATCATGGGCGCCAGCGTCCTTCACCCCATCTCCCGCAATGCGTGGAAGCCCTACATCGGCCCCATCGTCGACTGCGATGACTGGACGAGCCGATTCAACTTCCTCTACCATCCGATCCCATTGACCGAGGATGAGTTCAACGTGTACAAGGTGGGAGCAGCGTTCTCGGCTTACAAGAAGGGACACGGCCCGGCCAAGAAGAAGTCCACGAAGAAGAAGAGCTCGAAGAAGGTCAAGCGGGGGCAGTCCTAATGAGCCATCGCCGGGTGCAGCAGAAGCAGAAGGACCACAGGGACGAGGCCGCGTGGATCAGGTGGAAGGACCGACTGGACTCCCTCCTCACGCGCCGTATGGGAGCCGGAATGAACGCTCTAGCCGGCTACGATTACCAGGACATGTTCGATCGCGGGTGGAGCATCAATGACGTCGCTGAGTTCATCCAGGAGCAGGAGGAAACCACATGAACGGCGCCCACGAACTGATCGAGAACATCGAGGAGCGAGGCGTGGGCGGTTACTCATCCGTGCCGGTATGGCAGCGACGAATCCGTCGGGTGCTCGAGACCGAGATGTTCCCCGAGGAGAAACTGCTCCAGCTGTTGGCGGAGATGGAAGAGCGGTGCCTGGTAGATGCGTGGATCGCCGCGGTGGCGGGAGACCACCGGGTTGTCATCCAGCGCATGGCCCTGGTAGACCTAGCTGAGGAGGTGCGATCGAATGGGGCGGAAGTACTACAGTAAGCTCCCTCCGTTCGGATACCAGAAGCGGGCGCTGCGTCGGTTACTCCGGCGCACGCGCACTGCTCTGCTGCTAGAGCCTGGGCTTGGCAAGACGAAGATAGCAATCGACTACTGCGGCTGCCGAGAACTCAAGTGGCGACGGCCGGTTCGCGTGGTTGTGGTCTGCCCACTGAGCGTCGCGGGTGTCTGGGAAAACGAATGGGCTGCTAATTGCCCTTACCCGTATACCCTAAGGAAACTCACGGATGGCGGGTTCCAAGCGCGTTTGAACACCCTCTCAGGACTTCTCAGCGAGGATCCTGGCCGGTCGAAGATCGTTGTCATCAATTACGACATGCTGACTAAAATGAAGGAAGCGCTGGAGAAGTTTGATCCCGACATCCTCATCTTCGACGAGTGCCACCTCATCAAGACTCCGAACGCGAAGCGAACCAAAGCAGCGTACTACCTCGGGCGCGGAGTCCCGGAGGTGCTGATGCTCACGGGTACGCTGATTACTAAGAACCCCCTCGACGTGTTCAGCCAGATGCGAATGATCGCGCCGGAAGAGACCGGGACGAGATTCTCCGACTTCAAGGACTACTACGCGGTGTGGGGTGGGTTCCAGGGACGACAGCCCATAGGCTGGAAGCACATGGACCAACTCCAGGGCATTATCAAACGCCACTCGGTCATCATGTCGCGGGCGGAGGTTCTTCCCGACTTGCCCCCGCAGAGATTCCAGGTTGTGCCGGTGGAGGCGACGGGCAACACGAAGAAGCTGTATGAGAAGATGGTGGAGGAACTGCTGATCGAATTGGACTCCGGTGAGATCGTCACAGCGGCGAACGTGCTTACTCGATCGCTTCGACTCTGTCAGATCACTAGCGGATTCGCGAAGACGGAGGGGGAAGAGCTCCGATCGCTCGGCGATGAGAAGATGAAGACGATGCGAGAGCTGTTGTACCAATGGCTTGTAGAGTCAGACCAGAAGGTCGTCATCTTCTGTCGCTTCATCTGGGAAATCGAGGCCCTGATTGAAATGTGCATGGAGGAGTTTGAAACGACCCCGTCCGTGATGATGGGTTCCATCCCGTCCTCTCAGCGACAGGAAGAGATCGACCTGTTCCAGAAGGGAGACCGCAAGGTCTTCATCGCTCAGTACCAAGCAGGCTCCCTGGGGATTACACTGACCGCCGCGTCGGTAGCGATCTTCACTTCGATGACCTACAACTACGGAGACTTCAAGCAGGCCCAGGATCGGCTCCACCGAGTGGGCCAGAAGAATCCGGTGCTGTACCAGTACTTGTTGATGCGAGGCACGATCGACTACGGCATCTACGGGATGCTGAAGGACAAGAGAGCTATAGCGGAGGTGATGTGTGGACGGGGCGATAAGGTAGACAGGGCTCGGGTCAAGAGGTTCCTTGTCGGGGATGAGACAGAGCCCGAGTAGGGTAGAATCAATTCGAAGGAGGGCAGCATGGCAGGTCCCATCCGGCAAATTGCTTTCAGCAAAGGACTCAAGGCACTCGGGGGCAAGCTCCCCGGTCGCAACGCTCCGTGCCCGTGCGGTTCGGGCAAGAAGTTCAAGAAGTGCTGTTTGCAAGACGAACACTTGATGAAGCGATTCTCCAGGAGGTAGCGCATGGGGGCTATCATCGTAGCGGGCATCGACAACACCGGGAAGACAACCCTTACCCGACAACTCATGTCTCGCTTTGGCTGCTCTTGCTACTACACTCACTCCATCGGCCCTTGCCCCCCAGACGAGCTCAGCGCGTGGAACAGGAAACACATGCTCAGCCTCGACGTCTCGGGTGTGGCGGTCATGGATCGGTGCTATCTAGCAGAGCTGGCGTATGGTCCAGTCGTACGAGGTACATGCACCTTCAACGACCGAGCCATCAAGATACTGGACAGGGCGGCAGCGGAGGGGCCGGTCTTCTTCATCCTCTGCCACAGGCCGATGAGGCAGATCATGAAAACCTACGCGGAGCGAGAGCAGATGGTACCCCCCGCCAAGGCTCGCGAGACGCTGATGTTGGTTCGCCGGCGGTACCGCACTCTGGTAATGGACCGGAGGAGCACGGGGGTATTCAGTGAAGTCGCGGTGTACGACTGGGCCAGGAACGACCTGGAGGAGTTGATGCAACGCATCGAAAACTGGGGCCAGCGCAGGCTGGGCCTGAACTTACGTACGGGAGGACGCTAGCTTTGAACATTCATGACTACAAAGAACCGGAAGTGAAGGATGGGGAAGATCGGCTGGAAATGATCTTCGCCCGTCAACGAGAACTCGTCCGCAAGTACATCCTGATCGAGGTGAGTACTGGACTTCGCCGGTCCGAGAACTGCCCGGTTGACTTGGATGTGCCCGCGGATCAGCTCCAACTGAAGGATGAAGCCTGGAGAATCTCGGAAGAACTCGGCGAGGCGTTCGACGCTCGGTACGCTCTCGGCCACAGTAAGGACCACGTGTGGGAGGAGTTCGCCGACAGCGTTCACTTCTTCATCGAGCTCTGTATCCTGTCCGGCGTGGACACGGGAGCGAAGCTCATGACCCTGATCCGTGACACGTTGGACTACGAGTGGGATGAGATCGTCGGAGACGACTTGCTCATGGAGTGGTGGCAGGTCGCGGATGCGTTCCGAACTAGCGAGACGAAAGAGACAGCGGACGCGTCACCGCGAGTTCAGTTCGCGCAGATGATGGGCTGCTTCCTCTGGAAGCTCGGCGTGCTGATGAACAACCTGAAGTGCAAACCCTGGAAGCAGACTCCGATCCTGACCGACAAACCGCAGTACCTGCGGGATCTTGCAGATGCGGCAGTTGCGTTCCTCGCGGTGGGCTTGGCGTTCGGGATGCAGTCGGACGACATCTTCAGCTGCTACTTCCGCAAGAGCGAAGTGAACAAGTTCCGACAGGAGACGAACTACTAGGATGCTGAACATTCACGCAGCGAACTTCCGGGAGCTCTGGCGGAAGGTGAACGATGCACTCTTCCACAACCAGACGCTTACGCCGGAAGGACTGGCCCCGTGCCATGACTACGCTCAAGGAGCGAGGCACGCCTCGTACCACAACATCTTCACACTGGAATCCGCGGAGTGCGACTTGGACATCGGGCAAGATTCAGGTTACGTGGGCTTCCGGTTCAATCGCTTGATGACCGACTACCTGGTGCCGGATCAAGTGCAGCGTTGGCTGGAAGAGATCGAACGCGATGCCCTGAAGAGCTGGCCGTCATTCGGTTACTCACTTCCGACTGTCGACAACAAGGGCCATCGGGGTGGGGCTTGCTTCATGGGCTTCATCTTCAAGTTCATCGGAGACACGCCACACCTCACATTCATCTCTAGGATGTTAGGAGCGCAGCGCGTGATGGTGCTCGATTGCTGCCTCCTCCATATCCTTTGCAAGGAGATCGGAGAGCGCATCGGATTCGACCCTAGCGACTTTCGTATACAATGGTATGCAGACTCCGTGGGCATCAGCGCAACGTTCTTCCCGGTATTCCTAGCCCAGCACGGGATGTGGGATGTGTTCGAGGAAGTACAGGAAGAAGACTGGCCTGAGCACTGGCCGATCTTCCGTTACTGGCGGGAGCGATATGTCAACGACCTGTCCACGACCAAGTTCAAACGGCTCCGCCGGCACCACGAGATGTGGCAGCGGGTCTTGGACAACGACCGACGATCGACCCCGATCGAGGAGCTATCGCTCGCTCCGCTCTTCGACGAGAAGAGGCAGCGGCGTAGACTAAGATCCAAGCAAAAGAAGGAGGCAGCGAATGCGAATCTATGAGGGATTCGGAGAAGCGGTATCGGACACCAAGCGAGATCTTGGTGAGATGGGGACTCGGGTACAGTCGGCGTCGGTTCAGGATATCATGGTTGCCGGCAATCCGGAGCTCGAAGCGCAGTACCTGATGCGTGAGCTCATGTGGTACGGATACACGGTGACCAAGCCGGCGGACACCATCCACGAGCTCAACCCCGTACAACCCTGGGCAGACGCGGAGATTGCCGAGCGCCTCTCCGAAGAACCGCTCAATCCGGGCGAGGCGTGGAAGCATCGAGCGGAGTACTGGGAGACGTTCCTCCACGACGGGCAGTTCGCTTACGCGTACCCCGAGCGGATGGCTGGGCAGATCACTCGAATCATCGAGGAGATCAAGGTGCGACCCACTTCGCGTCAGCTCTGGATCCCAATCTGGGATCGCCAGATCGACGGTGAGCGGATCGGAACCACCGGGGGCAACCGAGTCCCGTGTAGCCTCGGCTATCACTTCATGGTCCGGCTCGGCAAGCTGAACATGATCTACGTGATGCGCAGCTGCGACTTCGCCACGCACTTCCAGAACGACGCATGGCTCGCAACCCGGCTGCTCTGTCACGTCGCCGAACAGACCGGGCTCGAGGTCGGCGCGTTCTCGCACTTCATGTTCTCGCTCCACGTGTTCCAGAAAGATGTAGCTGATGTCTTCTAACGGCCGCATCTCGAGGACTACGATGTATCTGGATATCGCCGCCACAGTTGCCCTTCGGGGTAGCTGTGAGCGGTTATCCGTCGGCGCCGTCCTGGTGAAGGACAAACACATCGTATCTTCAGGCTACAATGGGTCTCCTTCCGGGATGCCCCACTGCTTGGACGTTGGGTGCTATGAAGTCGATGGCCACTGCATCCGCACGGTCCACGCAGAAACGAACGCGATCGCACATGCTGCTCGTCATGGCATCGCAACCGAGGGGGCCACGATCTACGTCACGCACTTCCCTTGTTGGAACTGCGCGAAGATTCTCATGGCCGCGGGCGTCAAGAAGCTAGTTTACCGCTACGAGTACAATGGCGAACTCGTGGCCCGTACGGAGTCTGTCCTTCGGCAGGTAGGAGTTGTGGTACTGGATGAGCGAGAAGCCCAGCAAGAAGAAGAAGAAGTGGAGGCGTAAGGACTGTCAAGCCTGTGGGCTATGGGAGACAGCGCAGTCAGTGTGCTTGATGGGCCAGGGCCCGAAACCGGCGCGAGCAATGGTTGTGGGGGAAGCGCCCGGCAAGCGCGAGGATGATATCAATCGACCCTTCTCCGGGAGAGCGGGTGAACTTCTCGACCGGGCCCTGGACATCGCGGGACTGAACCGCGAGGAGCTGTACATCACCAACGTAGTCCATTGCCGGCCTCCCGACAACCGCACTCCTGACAAGGATGAAACCCGGACCTGCCGGGATCTTCACCTGATCCGAGAAATCAACCGAGTCAAACCTGAGTTCATACTGGCCCTCGGTAACACGGCGTACAAGGCTCTTCTCAATCCCCGCGGCGGGATCATGAAGAACCGGGGTGTCGAACTACCGAGCGAAGAGTACGGCTGCACTATCCTGCCCACCGTCCATCCCGCTCTCATTCTTCGCGATCCCCGACACGCGGACGACTTCATGCGAGACATCGTCAGGTTTGCCAAGCTGTTGAATGGAGACATCGATACCGACGAGCTGGAGAACTTGGAAGTCCGCATCGTGCGGGACATCGATGAAGCAATCGAATGGTGTGACTACTTCGAACATGACGACCACAGGGGGCAAGCGATTGCGTATGACGTTGAGACTACGGGCCTCGACCCATACGACCCTGAAGCGAGAATACTATCCATCGGCCTAGCTTGCATGGATTCAATCGTTGTCTTCCCCCTTGAGACGAAGCGTGGTCTTGCTCCAGAGATCTACCCCAGACTCAACCTGCTGTTGGGAGGGGGGAAGCTGAAGCCAGTCGCGCACAACGCGAAGTTCGATGACAAGTGGTTGCTGACCCGCGGAGTTTACTGCCGACCGGTCTTCGACACGATGTTGGCCGCTCATCTCATAGACGAGAACCGCAGGGTGGGCCTGAAGCAATTGGCTCGCCGCCTGTGCGACGCCCCGAACTGGGATGTCGGCATTGACTTCAAGAAGGGGACTCCGAAACTGTCGAAGCTCTTACCCTACAACGGGTATGACGCGTACTACACGCTTCGCCTCTACGCGATTCTTCGAACTGAGATGATTCAGGACAAGGCGCTAGCGCGAGTCTTCCAGCAACTGCTAATGCCCGCCTGCCGGGCCTTCCGCTACATCGAGAATCGAGGAGTCTGGGTCGACCCCGACAAGCTCACTGCGGCCCGTGCCTCTGTGGAAGGGCACATCGCTATGGTCGAGGAACGACTGGGCGAGTTCGGAGAGGACGTGAACTGGAACTCGCCCCAACAAGTCGCGAGGATCCTGTTCGACGAGCTAGAACTACCTCTATCCGCGTTCACCAAGTCAGGGGCTCCGAGCACGTCGGAAGCGGTTCTGATAGCGCTCAAGGACGAACATGAAATCATCGAGGACATCCTCGAGTTCCGCAAGTGGCGCAAGTATCGCACCACATACGTGGAACCCTGGTCGGAGCAGGTAGATGGGAATTCCAGGCTCCATCCGAGGTTCAAGCTGCACGGTACTGTCACTGGCCGGCTCTCTGCGGAGAAGCCCAATCTTCAGCAAGTGCCTCGTGATCCGTTCATTCGCGGTCTCATCGGGGCGCCGTCTAACTGGTCTTTCGTCCAAGCTGACTTCTCGCAGATTGAATTACGGGTCGCAGCGGCACTTGCCCAAGAGCCGACTATGATAGAAGCGTTCCATAACGAGGAGGACTTGCATACGCTCACAGCGATGACCATCACGGGGAAGCCGGCGAAGAAGATCACGAAGCACGAGCGGAAGAAAGCGAAGGCCGTGAACTTCGGATTCCTCTATGGGATGGGAGCGCGGAAGTACGTGGAATACGCGAAGACCTCGTATGGCCTCGACGTTACACTCCCTGAAGCAGAAGCAATCCGACAGAGGTTCTTCGACCTCTACCCCCGTCTTCTAGATTGGCACGAAGAACAGCGTGAGTTAGTCAGGCAGGATGGGCAGATCCGCACTCTCTTCGGCCGCGTCCGTCACTTGCCCGACATCTTCTCTCACGACTTCTCTAAGCAATCAGCGGCAGAGCGACAGGCGATCAACACTCCCGTCCAGAGTGTGGCGAGTGATCTGACGCTTCTAGCTTTGCTACAGCTCAATAGGATACAGAGACCGCGAGCCGATTGGATAGCTCTTGATGGGCACGAGTTCCGGATCGTCGGTAGTGTACACGATGCTATTCTCTGTGAAGTGATGACAGTGGCGGTCGACTGGTGGCGGGAAGCCATACGTGAAACGATGGAGAACCTGCCGACCCAGGAGATCTTTGGTTTCGAGCTAGGGGTCCCAGTGAAAGTTGACATCGACGTGTCACAGCACTGGGGTCTCGAAGACTAGGAGGGCGGAATGGCAACACAACCGCTACGAACTTCGTGGTCCGCCTTGAGCAAGTACGCACAGTGTCCAAGAAGGTACTTCTGGGGCCAAGTGCGGGGCCTGCGGCCGGTTACCAAGAAGGACACGCTGATGCTAGGTTCAGTTGTCAGTGATACCTTCGAACAGCTGGCGCAAGGTGCTAAGCTCAAGAGCTTGGACAGGAAGCCGTGGAGGCGGCAAGGCTATACCACCGAGGCTATCCAGACGGGTATCAATCTCGTTCGGGATTACCGGTGGCACTACAGGAAGAGCTCCTTTGAGGAGATCCCCGGAACCACAGAGCTCAAGCTGGAGATCCCGGTCGAGGACCTGAACATCGTCCTTGTCGTCAAGATCGACGCGTTGATGAAGCACGCCAAGACAGGCAAGGTATGGATCGTAGAGCGGAAGACGTCAGGGCGGATGCCGAAGGAACCGCTACCGACCTGGTTCCTGCAAGCGGGGATCTATCACATCGGGCTAGTCGCTGCCGCCGGGGAGTATGAGATCGAGGACATCGGCGGCACCATGTTCGACATGATCTCCACGTCGAAACGGAAGAGGCCGAAGATCTTGAAGGCCGGCACGGTCTCGCAGTCCAAGGGCGACAAGGTCTTTGGCTTCGAGGTAGTGCGAGCGATCAAGGAAGTAGGCGGTGACTTGGCAGACTACAAGGACTACCTGCGCTTCCTCCGGATCGACACCAGGCTCTACCACCGTTTCCGGATGAAGTACACGGAGGCGGAGCTGGGCTACGTGCTGGACTGGATCAAGGTCATTGTGGCTGCGATCCGACGGGACAAGACGTTCCACCCAGCCTGGACTTACAACTGCACTTTCTGCGAGGACTTCCCGCTCTGCGAGGCTGAACGTAGCGGCGTAGATGTGGAGGATGTCATCGAAACTCAGTTTACAGTACGCGAAGAAGGGGGTGACAAGAAATGAAAGCAAGCGAGATCGCAGCACGAATCCAACCGGTGTCGGACCTCAGGATGAAGAACATGAACATCCTCCTCTACGGCCCTACGGGTTCGGGCAAGACAACAGAGTGCGCTACGGCTCCCGCGGTGATTTTCATCGACACCGAGGACGGAGCTCTGTCTGCGGCTCAGGTGGACAACGGCGCCGAGCGGTTCGGGGTTGAGACCTGGGAGGACTTGAGCTACATCATGGCCTACCTGGAGTCTCGGGACCATGGCTACAAGACGGTCGCGTTCGACACCATGTCGTCGCTTGTGGACGTGGCGCTGGAGTACATCAAGCGAGAGCTGAACGGCCTGACCGATCCCGACGAGATGCTGATGACTCAGCTCCAGGATTGGGGCAGTGTCTCGGCTTTGCTGAAGCGCCTGATCCTTCAGGCCAAGGCACTGCCGATGCACACAGTCTTCACATGCCACGAACGGCTCCTCAATGAGGATGGCCGGGTATCGGGTATCGTCCCGGATCTACCGCCGAAAGTCCGCAACGCACTACAAGCGGCTTGCGACTTCATCGGATACTGCCGAGTCGTGGAAGACGAGGAAGATGAACCGAAGTTCCTCACCTCGTTCACGCCTCATCCGCTGTTGAAGACGAAGGATCGACTCGGGCTGTTCCCGCGTCCGATCGAAAACGCGAACCTCTCCAAGATCCTGCGCAAGATCCGGAAGAGCGGTTCGACCAACGCTGAAGCGACGCCGAAGAAGAAGTCGGCAACGCGCAAGAAGAAGAGTTCCAAGAAGGAGGCCTAGCGCATGGCAGACAAGAAGAAGTCCACGAAGAAGAAGAGCTCGAAGAAGAAATCGACAAGCCTCGGCACCGACCTGCTGATCGGCAAAGGCGGAGGGAAGTCCCAGGAGGTCTTCATCCCGCGGCCGGGCTTCCAGCTGCTCCCCGAAGGGGACTACCTCGTGGAGGTCGTCAACTGCGAGTGGGACGTCACGCAGAACCAGAACAAGTGCCTGCGGTGGAAGCTGAAGGTACTTGACGGTGAACACGAGGGAGCTACCCTCCTCCACACAACCACGCTGACCGAGAAGGCCATGTGGAAGTTCACTGAGTTCCTCGTCGCTCTCGGCATCGAGCTCGAGTACGACAGCGGCAACACCATCACTCCGGATGAGTACATCGGGCTGGAGTGCGGTGTCTCGGTCATCGTCGATACGTACAAGAAGAAGGAGCGCAACAAGATCGACTCCTCCTGGCCGCTTGATACGGACAACGACGATGACGAGGAGGAGGAGGACATCCTCGCCAAGCCCAAGAAGAAGCGGAAGAAGAAGAAGGCTGCTCCCGTCGTCGAGGAAGACGACGAGGAGGATGAAGAGGAGGAAGAGGACGAGGATGAAGAATCCGACGAGGAAGAAGAGGAGGACGAGGAGGAGGATGAATCCGAGGACGACGATGAGGACGAGGAGGAAGACGACGAAGACGATGGCGTCGACGTCGATGAGGACGACATCTAGCGCGTGAGCGCTTCAGCGACGAGGGGAGGCCCCACCGGCACCGGGGTCTTCCCCTCCCTCTACTATTATGAAAGAATCAACGTACCAGAAGAAAGTCCTACGGGCCCTCCGAAAGAAGGGTGGCTTCTGGATCAATGTGCACGGAGGACCCTACCAGATGGCGGGCCTCCCGGATATCATCGGGTGTCGGAAAGGAAGATTCTACGGGATCGAGCTCAAGGTCGGCAGCAACAAGCCAAGCGATCGACAGCTCTGGATTCTAGCCCAGATGCATCTCTGCGGGGCGCGGGTAGATGTAGTCTGGGACCGGGTGGAAGATGCACTTGCGGTGTTGAAGAAGGGGCACAAGCCTCACAAGTCTATCCGCAGGTGGGTGAAGAAAGTAGAGAGGCAGATGGAGGAGGAGAACGCTGATGACGACC